GGAGCACCGAACGATTATCCGGGTGCAATGGAAATTTGGTTGACGTACCACGTTAGCCTCATCAAACCTCAGCTCGCATTGTCTGCACGACTTGGCCTTGGCTGCTGCCTCAACATTGCTGGTGCCGTTGATCACAATGGCTTTGAGCCTGACTCACCCGAATGGCGTTTCAATACGCTTGGTGCACAGTTGGTGGCTCCCAACAACAACGATGTCATCCTCCCCTACAATATCCAGTCAAACACCACCTTCTTGCTTGTTTGGCAGATCGCGGGAGACACTACTGCAGCAGTCAAATGCCCACAACTCTCTTTTGATAATGGACTCAGTCTCATTTCCGCTTTTAACAATCATTCAGGACAATTCAGCGCCACCAACTACAAATTTCCAACTTCCAGTGCCACTAGCACTTATATGTTTTACGTTGGCGCTTTACATTACGACGGTTCTGGAACACTCAACGAGCCGCCCATCATATCTGTCACTTCTGGCAGCGAAGTTTACCCTGATAACAATCTTGGAACGCTCGTTCTCAACGTCATTGACACCAACTTCGGTCCACCCTTGCTTATGTCTGGCACACGACGGATGCTCCATCCCATTGCTGCCAACATGATTGCTCCTCTCCTGCCTCATTCACACACCACGCGGGCTTTGAACCCATGCCGCGAGTGTGGGGTTAAGTGTGGGACTGAGTTTTGCAAGGAGTGCTTGTCATCCAGACGCCTCGCTTCCACCATGCTTCGACCACATTATCATCCAATTACGAACCATGAACCCGAGCGTTCCGCCAGGCCCCACCCTGCCCCTGAACACAAGCGCGACGTCCAGGATCAGCTGGACGAGGTCCCCTGGGATTCATTGTCGCACGCAGTTCATTTTCTCCCAAAGACTCGTTCCGAGGTAGAATCGGACGCGCGTGAAATCGAGGAGCATGTGCAACGACTTGCTATCCTCCGCCAGCGACAACGAAAAATCACGCCACCTCCTGCACCGCGTGAAGTGCGCAATGCCACTCGTCTTGTTGTGAGCCTTGAGAGCGATGACTCCGGACAGGATCACTGCACCACGCTCCACCGTGATCATGGCGAGGCCACTGGGACAGACGATATAGAGTACGCTTACTGCCCAGTTAAGAAACTCTGCGGCGAACCTGGCCAACACTACCACCGTCGAGGGAAAGGCAAGCAAGCCACTCTTTCACCTGCTGAACAACGCATTGCGAAGAAGAAATCACAGTATTCTATTTGTATTGCGCCTATTCCTGTTTGTCCAAAAGCCGACGACCACTATCACCCCGACGACGAAGACCTCATTTTTATCATGCGATGCACCAAATGCAATGGTGCAACTAAGGATCCGCGATTACTTTGCTCTCGTTGTCGCGGTACCCAAGACGCCCCTGCCTCTGTAGCACCACTCGTAGACCCCGACCTCCACGCCACACCAACCATCACTTCTGATGGGAAGGTGACGTACACGACTGAGAAATCTGTCTGGTACGAAGGGCCCCGGAAGTCCGAGAAAGGGAGATGTGGTGAGTGCACCGGTATGTTGCACAAGGGTGTCAGTGAGTATGAG